GTTTCTCCCGGCCTTCCGCCACCTCCGCGTTCACAATGGCGCGGATGCGGGCGCGTTCCTCGAGGCGGGCGGCGGCTACGGCTTCTTCCAGCCGGATAGTGGGCCGCGCTCCCTGCGCTTCAAGCTGCGCAGGCTGTACCGGTACGGCGGTCGCGGCCGGAGCTGCTTCTGCAGCGGCGGCCATCTCTTCTGTGCTCATGGATATCCCTCCTTTGCGAGCGGTGCGCCCGGATGGGCGGGTGGTCTGTGAAAGAGACGCCAGCACCTCGTCGAAGCTGGCAATGCGGTCGGCGAGACCGAGTGCGATGGATTCCGATCCGATGAAGGTGCGAGCTTCCGTGGCCCGCGCCATACTGGCGGTGAGCCGGCTGCCGCGACCGAGCGCCACCGTGTCGAGGAACTGGCGGTAATGCGCGTCGACACTGGCCTGCAGGTCGGCGCGGACGGCGTCCGACAGCGGCTCGAAGGGATTGCCGTCGACCTTGTGACTGCCGGCGAAGATCAGCGTGGGCTTCACGCCTTGCGCCGCCAGCTCGCCCGAGCGGTCGGCATGCAGCATGACGACGCCGATCGAGCCGACGATCGAGGTCGGCGAGATGACGATCTCGTTCGCAGCGCTGGCGATGCCATATGCAGCGGACGCCGCCATGTCGTTGACAAACGCATTCACTGGCTTGGTCTGGCGAACCGAACGGATCAGATCCGCCAGACCTGCCATGCCGGCGGCTTCGCCACCGGGCGAGGAGATGTCGAGCAGGACCGACCGTACCTCCGGGTCTTGTCCTGCATCGCGCAGCTGGGCTGCAATCCCCTCGTAGCTGGTGAGCCCCGATCGGCTGTCGAGCCAGGCGCCGCGGTTCACCAGCGTGTCGAGTACCGGAATGATGGCGACGCCATCTGCGGTGCGCATCATGGATGTGCTGCCGTCCAGACGGCGCGATGAGCCGATGAAGCGGTTCGCCTCGGGTGTGTCGGCTGTTTCATCCAAAGAGACGAGATCGGCATCGATGCCGATTCTCCCGCTCAAGGCGCCGAGAATGATCTGGGCCTTTGCCGGATGAATGAGCAGCGGCGTGTTGAGCAGGCGGTCGCTGAGGCGGAGAAGCTGTCCCGGCATCAGAACCCTCCCGCACGCAGGCCGAAGCGGCGGCGCTGGCCCCCGGTCCTTCCGCAGAAGGACTCGAGGCGCGAGAGTTCCGCCCGGAGCGCACCAAGATCGGTCCTGCCATACTGGACCTTGCGCCTGACGCCATTACCGGCATCGAACTCGACGACTTCGGGCCTGCGTCCCTCGAGGAGGGCGTAATAGGCTTCGCGGATCCGCAGCAGCACTGCGCACGGATCTGCATAATCTGTAACGATGGTCATGGCTGTGTGCTGTCCTAGGAAGGCTCCGGGGTGGCAGGGTCGCCTTCGGCGTCACCGGAAGGATTGGTAATGCCTTGGAACTGGTGGTCGGCCAGTCCGTAGGTTGCGCGCAGCGCCTTCTCCCGTGCACGCTGGGCGTAGACATCCTCGATGTCGTGGCCGAGGTCTTCGGCGATCGCCGCATCCGTCATGACGCCGAGGCGGCACCAGATCTCGTGGGCCTTGGCCATCTTGAGGTCGTCGGCCTGCGGCTTCGGCGCTCCCCGCCAGATGGCACGCGAGGCCGCTGCGCGATGAGCGAGGAAGCCGTCGAGCCCGCCCGGGAAGGGAATACCACCCCGAGCGATTTCCTCCTCGAGCCAGGCTTCGTAGACGGCGGTGCAGAAGGGTCCGAGAATATGAGCGCGCCGATAGAGCGTGATCTGGAAGATCTCGCCAGATGCCATGCGTACGCTGGAATAGGTGGCGTTGGTGTAATCCGCCGTTGCGCTCTCATAGGTGAGGCCCATGCAACGGGCGAGTTCACGCAGCAGATGTGCTGCAAAGTCCCGGTAGTCGGAATGCGGATGCTGTGCCCGGTGAAGCTCGAGCTTCTGGCCCGGAAAGAGATGGGCAATCCGGCCATTGATGCCGAGATTGATGGTGGCGTTGTCGTACCAGCCCGACTGCGCCTGGATGTAGGCGTCCCACGGGGAGATGCCGCTGGCCGACAGCCGTGCCTGTTCCTGCGGCGTCAGCAGGCCCTGCAGCACCTCCTCGGTCGGCTCGTCCGAGGTGATGGACGCCGCGAACACCGTCTGCAGGATCGCCGCCGTGAGTGTGGCATCCGACAGCTGGTCGAACTGACGCGCCACCTGCAAGGCCGGCGTCAGCGGCGAGATGCCCCTGACCTGCCCCGGCATGCCATCGAATACATGGATGACGCGCGCCCGCCCGAGAGCATCGCGGGCTGCGACCTCGTATTCCTGCGTATATCCGCTCAGCAGGTTCTTGCGCGTGGCCAGATAGGAGACGGGAAGCCCGTCAGGATCCATGCGCACGCCCTGCACCATGCCGCGGAGATTGTCGTTCCGGCGCACGATGCGATGGGACGGCACCAGCCTCACCTTGGTGCCATAGCGCCCACCCGGACGTTCCCGCCATGGCAGTTCCGCCCAGATCTCGCCGGTGGCGAACCACGAGCGGAAGGCTGCGGCCTGCAGGAGGCCGAACGACCGCCTCCCCTCGATGTCGCATTCGTAGGGCTTTTCCGCCCACAGGCTCCAGCGCTGCTCCACCGTCTGCGCCCAGCTTTCCGCCTCTGCATTGCTCATGCCGAAGAGATCGTTCTCCGGCATCGCTTTCAATCTGAGCCCTGTGCCGACCGTGTTGGCTACTGCCTGGTCGATGGCGCCGGCCATCCAACCCGAGTTCTGGATCAGGTCGATGGTGCGGGCCGCTGCGAGGTCCCACGATGACCCGACATCGTCAGATGCTTCCCGAAGTGCCGGACGCCAGCCGCCGAACACGACGCCACGATTCCCACGCATGAAGTCTGCGCGGATGGCGGGAGGCATGACGGACTTCGGGCGGGACGGCGCAAACCAGTCCCGTACCCGTTCCATCATGCCCATAGGCTCACCTGTTCAGTCGTGACGAAAGGCCTGCGAAGCGTGACCGCAAGTCCGGCATCACCGCTGCCGCAAGGGCTGGAACTGACTTCGCGATCTTGCCGACTTCGCTTTCGTCGCCCGTCACCAGCTCTCTCAGCTCTGTACCGCCCGGGCTTTCCCGCACCACGCCATCCGGGATGCGCTGTACGTTGAGCGAGTAGCCGATCGCCATGGCAAGGGCCTCGCAGTCGAGATAGTGGTTGGCACGAGACTTCTGCACCCACTGGGGCTTGCCGGTGGCGCCGTCCACGACCCGCACTTCCGAGACAAGCTGCTTGGCGTAATCCTCGTCGATGTCGTCCGGCACGATGAAGGAGCCCGGCTGATCGAGCGGCGTCCGGATCCGCGACACCAGCAGCGACTTGAAGAAGTCGGTCGAGAGCCAGACGAGGTCGATGGAATAGGACGCCTTCTTGCCCTTCGCCGTCACCTCGATCTTCGACACCCGGTAGGGCGGCGACATGGTGGACCGGCCCTTAGTGGGCGAGACCAGCCAGGGATAGCGTCGTGTGAACTCGTAGACCTTGTGCTCGTCGCCCGCGTCCGGCTTGTTCGGCCGGAAGCCGGAATCGACGAACACCCGCTCGATCTGAAGCCCGGCGATGGGCGAGAGCATCAGGTCGGCAAGGGCGTTCCAAACCTCGTCATCATCAGTGGGGCCATAGAGCTGCCCCCGGTCGATGAGCCAGGACCGTCCCCGGGCTCCGAAGCCACGAATGGTGTAATAGAGCGACAGCTTTTGCACATCGACGGCCATCCCCAGGCGCAGAACGCCGTCGGGCACCTCCTTCAGCCGGTAGGGCTGCCGCCGCTGGAGTATCTCCTGCCAGTCGAGCGCGTCCCGCCCCGCTGCCGGGGTAAAGCATTCGCCGAAGCCAGCGTTCAGGGCCGTTTGCAACTGGTCGGGATCGCCCGAAGCGAGCGCCCGAACGTATCGTTCGATCCGCGTGCCCCACGAAACGAAGGGGCTCGCGAGCCCGCTCGCCCAGAAGCTGATGGTGGCATTCTCAGGCGGCTCCCCCAACACCTCGCCGTCTTCGACCCATTGGCCCGGGGCGACGTAGAGCCCCCGGGCATTCATCTCCTGCTTGTCGGCATCCTGATGCAGCCCGCCGCAATGCGGGCATTGCAGCTGC